TGGTGGAAAATCAGTATTAGATACTCTACCACAACAAGAACCAATTCAAGAGAGTATGGATAAAACCGTATCATTTACATCTCAAGGAGCAGGAGCTGGAGTTGAGGGAATGAGAACACAGATGGCACAAAAAATGGGGTATGGAGATGTATCACGAGGACCAAGTAAAAATGGTCTTGGAGTTAAGACAGGTTTAGCCGGTCTTGATAAAATACTAAACAGAGATAATTCTGCATTGGTTAAGAAATTTAAAAAATAAGATAAGGGGAGTGAGTAATGGCATTTATACTTGGTAAAAAAACACTTAAAGATTCCGAAGAATTTGATTCTTATGCATATGGAATTACACTACCAATACAAGGTGGTAATACAGGATTTTTTTCACAAGCATTTACATCACTTGAGCAAGCAAAAGCTAATCTTAAAAATTTGTTATTAACTGCAAAGGGTGAACGAATAATGCAGCCAGACTTTGGTTCAGGACTAAGGTCATTATTATTCGAACAAATGGATGATACTGAATTTAAAAAAAACATCCAACAAACTATTTTAAAAAGTGTAGAGTATTGGTTACCTTACATTAGAATAGAAGCAATTGATGTAGATATGGCAAGTGAATTAAAAGATAAAAATCAAGTAAATTTAAATTTACAATTTACAGTTGGAAACGATATTGATTTACAAGAAATAACATTGGTAGTACAGGAATAATATTATGGCATTAAACTCAGCTAATTTTAAAAGTAACAATGGAAGAGATATAAAATATCTAAGTAAAGATTTTGCGTCTTTTAGAAGTAACTTAATTGAATACTCTAAAACTTATTTTCCTAAAACATATTCTGATTTTAACGAAGCTTCTCCTGGTATGATGTTTATAGAAATGGCATCTTATCTTGGAGATATATTGTCATACTATACAGATGATTCATTGAAAGAATCATTAATGTTATATGCAGAAGATAAACAAAATGTAATTGCTCTTTCAAACTACTTAGGATATAAACCAAAAGTTACTTCACCTGCAATCGTAACAATTGCGGTGTATCAATTAGCACCTTCTATTGGTAGTGGAGAAGATAACAGACCAGATTCTGATTATTACTTAAGAATAAGAGAAGGTATGGTTGTAGAAGCAGCTAAAACAAATGTTCAGTTTAGAACAACCGAACTTGTTGATTTTAATGATGCAACTGATAGAGAAATTACGGTTTATACTGATTCAGCGGGAGAAGCAACACAATACCTTATTAAAAAATATGTAAAAGCAATTTCAGCTACATTAAAAACCGTAACTAAAACATTTAGTTCACCTCAACAATTTTCTAAAATAAATCTTGCAGATAAAAATGTAATTGATGTATTTGATGTACGAGATGCAAATGGTGGTAAGTGGTATCAAGTTCCATACTTAGCACAAGAAATGGTATATGTTGATTATCCAGTTTCAGAGCAAACTGATAAAGATTTAGCTCAATTTAAAGATTCTGTATCAAATATATTAAAAGTATTGAAAACTTCAAAAAGATATGTAACTAAGATTAATCAAGATAATACAACTACACTAGTATTTGGTGGTGGTAATTCAACAAATGATGAAGTATTAATACCAAGTACAAAAAATGTTGGATTGGGATTAAATTCATCCATAGATAAAATGAGTTCTACGTTTGACCCTGCTAATTTCTTAAGAACATCATCTTATGGACAAGCACCTTCAAATACAACTCTTACAATTTCTTATCTAGTGGGTGGTGGTGTATCTTCTAATGTTTCTAAGGGAGAACTAACATCAATAAAAAGAATTGAATTCGATGATGATGTAAAAACATTTTCACAAAACGAATCTACTTTATATAATAAAATGAAAGCTTCGGTAGCAGTTGATAATGAAACTCCAGCAACTGGTGGTAGGGGTGAAGAAACTATTGATGAGATTAGAGAAAACGCATTAGCTAACTTTGGTTCACAAGGTAGAGCAGTAACAAGAAAAGATTATCAAGTTAGAGCATTGGCATTGCCTCCTAAATATGGTGGAATCGCAAAGGCATATTGTTCACCAGATGGTCAATTGGATAATAACTCACCTGGTTCATTATTAAAAGATACTGATTCAATTGAAGAACTAATGGGTGTGGTTAACATGGTTAAAGACCAAAACCTATCAGATGCAGAAACACGAGAAGAAGTTAAAAGATTATTAAAAAGTAAAAAGGGTAGTCCTGGTGAAAAAAATAATCCATTTGCAATTAACTTATATATTCTTGGATATAACTCAGATAAAAATTTATCTATATTGAATAGAGCAGTTAAAGAAAATCTGAAAACATATATTGGAGAATATAGAATGTTAACAGATGGAATTAATATTATTGATGGGTATGTTATAAACATAGGACTTGATTTTGAAATAAGAGTTTATGGTGGATATAATAAAAGAGAAGTACTTGCAAAATGTATATCAGAATTAAAGCAATATTTTAATATAGATAATTGGACGTTTAATATGCCAATTAATATATCTGCAATAGAAATTTTACTAGCAAGTATTGAGGGAGTACAATCTGTACCAAAATGTGAAGTTACTAATAAGTGTTTAGGAAAATACTCAGAACATTCATATGATATACAAGCAGCAACAAAGGGTAAAATGGTGTATCCATCAGTAGACCCTTCTGTATTTGAGGTTAAGTTTCCAAATAAAGATTTAAAAGGGAGAGTAGTATAATGTATCATTTCGTAACATCATCCAAAGATTCAACAATTTATTTACAACAACCAAGTCAAAACACTGGATTGGATGAGATAATTGAGGTATCTAAAACTTTCTATGGTAATCTTAAAGATAATGCAAGAGCATTAATAAAATTTGATACTACTCCATTATCACAATCAATTGCTAGTGGAGATATCACAATGAGTTCTGCTCATTTATTATTAAAAGAATCTGATGCAAATGAGATTCCTATGGATTACACAATTTATGCATATCCTATATCACAATCATGGGATATGGGTATTGGAACACGATTTGATGATATATCAACCGATGGTGTAAGTTGGGAAAACAGAGGAACATCCACAGAAAGTTGGTTAGGAGATGGTGGATATGCGAGTGGTACGAGTGGTTCTTTTAACGGAAAGGGTGGTACATGGTACACTGGTTCGGTTGGTTCACAAGATTTTTCATATCAATCGAGTGATATAGAAATGAATGTACTCAGTTCAATGAATAGTTGGATTGGTGGTACACTACCAAATGAAGGATTTATAGTAAAACATTCAGATGCAAAAGAAGCAGATACAGTTGATTATGGAGAATTAAAATTCTTCGGTAAAGAAACTGCAACAATATACCAACCTAAAATTAGAATTGGTTGGGATGATTCGGTATTTACAACAGGTTCATTAACAGAATTAACTTCTGAAGAAATTAATGTAACGTTCAAAAGATTAAAAGTAAGATATAAGGTAGGGAGTACACCAATGATTAGAGTTTTTGGTAGAGAAAAGTATCCTCTTAAAACCTATACAAATACATACGCTTATAATGATTTATATTATTTACCATCTACAACATATTATCAAATAAAAGATATCGTAACAGGTGATGTAATAATACCATTCAATGATAACTATACAAAAGTTAGTTGTGATGCCAATGGTAATTATTTTAAATTAGATTTATCTAACTTTGAATATAATAGAGATTACTATATTGAAATAAAAACAATAAGAAGTGGTGTAGTAGAATATTTTAGTGATAAAGATTTAACATTTACCGTAGAGAAATAACATGGGGTTAAAAGATAGATTTCGAATTGATGAACTTGTTAAAAAAGGTTCTAAAGCAATTCCTCGTGATGAACGAGGTGGAATCCGAGTGCGCAAAAGAGATGGTAAAGCTTTACCACCGGGATACTATTTCAAAGAGGGTTCTAAATATCCAGTAAAATTACCAGAGAAATTTATACCATATGGTAAAAAGCCAATCAAATCTCCAAACGATACAAAAAAATTCAAAGCT